GGGCTATGCCATCAAGGCGGCGTGTGGCCCTGACAATGAGACGGATGCGTTCGAGATTTTCGCAGGCTGGGCCGAGCGTTGGGAAGACGGCGTTAACTCGCTCGATACTATCGAAGCAGACTTCGGCCGTATGCACCCACCCTATGAGTTGGGTTGGGACTGGCTGGCGGGTAAGGCTGCGACCTTTGGCTACAAGCGCGAGGTCGATGAGTTCGATGTGACGGACTTCAGCGACGAAGACTTCGGCGTGGTAGCTTCCGCAGGCGAAACGCCGATTGAGTATAGCGACATTGCATTGGCGCAGCGTGTTGCTCGGCTACACGTTTCGGATATCCGATACGTTGTGGGCGGCATGGGCTGGGTCGCATGGGATGGCAACAAGTGGGCCAAGGACGTAGCGAACAAGCATCTGTCCATCGTCCGCAAGGTCTGCGCGCAAGCGTCGGCCGAGGCGTTGCAGAACATTGAAAGCCCACAAAAGGGTGAGCGGATCGCGCAGCGTGTGGCGTCATACAATGTGATAGCCAACGTGGCGAAGCTGGCCGCTGTCGAGCCGATGATGCAGGCGACAACCGAGCAGCTAGACGCCGACATCTATATCCTCAACACCCGGTCGGGCATGGTGGACCTGAAGACGGGGGTCTTGTTCGCGCATGATCGTTCTCGCATGTGCACAAAATGCACATCGGTCGAGGCGGACTTCAGCAAACCAGCCCCGCAATGGCAAGCGTTTCTCAATGAGGCGTGCAACGGTGACAGTGAGTTAATCACTTACCTTCAAAGGTTGGCTGGCTATTCGGCCACGGGTAGCACCAAAGAGCATGTGCTTGCCTTCGCTCACGGCTCCGGCGGCAATGGCAAAGGAACCTTCCTCGGAGCGATAGGCAATATCCTTGGCGATTATGCCACCGTGGCCAGTGCGGACGTATTCTTGGCGTCGAACAATCAGCGTCACCCTACCGAGTTGGCGTCGTTGATGGGTGCGAGGCTCGTTCACGCGCAGGAGATTGACCCGTCGCGCAAGTGGGATGAAGCCAAGGTCAAGGCGCTTACTGGCGGTGACAAGATCAGTGCGCGGTTCATGCGGCAGGACTTGTTTGAGTTCAATCCGCAGTTCACGCTTGTAATCGCGGGCAATACAAAGCCAGAGATTACTAACGTCGATGACGCTATGCGTCGGCGTATGCACCTCATCCCGTTCGAGACTAAACCGCTCCGCAAGGACGTTGACTTGCCGGACAAGCTGAAAGAGGAATACCCAGCCATCTTGGCGTGGGTTATCGAAGGTGCGAAGGCTTGGCTGGAGCAGGGCTTGAACCCACCGCAGGTAGTTATCCAAGCTACCGACGAATATCTTGCGGGAGAAGATGCGTTGGCCCGCTGGATCACTGAGCGCTGCGTGGCTGGGCCTGACAATGAGATGACTACCAATGAGGCGTTCAATGATTTCCGTGACTGGTGCAAGGAAAACAACGAAGGCAAGGGGCGTGACTGGTCGCAGCGTAAGTTCAATGGAGAGATGAAGACGCACGGCTATGAACCCACAAGGGATCGGGCGACACGAACGAAGCGTGTGTTCCGTGGCCTTGAACTTCTCATAGGCGATGAGGACTATATGGTTATCAACGCCATGATTGATGAGCAGTCGGACGATTTCTTTGGCGTTCAGATAAACTTCAAAGCAGGTGAGGAGGATTAACAATGTATGGGAACGATTTTATGCGGTATAAGGAAGTGAGGGATGCGCTCAATGAGGGCAATGTAGATGTGGTCAATAGCCCTCCGCATTATAAGTCCGGTGGCATCGAGGCCATCGAAGGGATCGAAGCGTCGATGGGTCCGGAGGCATTTGCCGGATATCTAAAAGGATCGGTCACAAAATATTTGTGGCGTTATGAGAAGAAGGGGAAGCCCTTAGAGGACTTGAAAAAGGCCCGGTGGTTTCTCGATAGGCTCATCGCTGCGCAGGAAAAGATGCGCAGCCGAGATTGAAATGCGCACCTAAATGTTGGCGCTGTTGAAAAATAGGTTTACGCGAACGTAAAGTAGATTGAGGGGGCTTCGGCTCCCTTTTTTTAAATCCGTGCACGGTTTGAGAAGGTCCGTGCATGGTTGGTGCACGGTTTAGGGCCGGATAAAATGGCTGAAATCTAAGGATGTGCCGGAAGTGCACGGTTTAAAAAAGTTAATCCGCTCTCACGTAAGTAACAGTGTTAGAAGTGGTCATATTACAATGTTACTTACTTATGGGAACCAATGCGCCGACAAACCGTGCACTCCGTGCACATTGGCGGAAATGCGTGGGTAAACCCGGCCCTAAACCCGGCCCGAACCGTGCACGGAGATATGCAAACCGTGCACGGATGGCAGTTTTCCGTTAATCGTCGTCAAAAACACCCGGCAAGTCGTCCGCATCGAGGTTATGAGAGCCGACTTGCTTGGGTGGTGTGATGTCGATGGTGACTTCTTCTTCATGTGGGTTTGACCCGTCATGGTTTGACGACGCCAAGTTTAGCTGGCGCAGTGCATCAAGGTGGAGTTGGTTCACGTTGACTTGGACCGCTGTGGTCGGCTTGGCTTGGAACTTCTCCGGTGCTGCAACGCCAGCCAGCCACTTGCGTGTCTCGATCTTGAGCCTGTCAGCATTGGCTGATGTGTTGTCCGAGGCATCGGCAATGTCGAGGCACTCGTCCGCCCATTGGTCAGCCGCGATTGCCCGCGCCTGTTTAAACCGCTCCTCCCGATCTGGGTCTTTGCGTATCCAATGGTAGAGAGAAAGGTTGCTGATGTTTAATTCACGAGCGAGGCCAGCCATTGTCAGGCCGGATGCAATCTTCTCCAACAGAACAGTCTCGCCAACCTTATCTAAGTTTGACGCAATCGTGCGCCGTTTAATATGTCCGGCCATCGTCTAGTTCCTTTTCATGCTGAATAACAAGCCGTGTTAAATATACCGCCAAGACTAGCGCCGTGGCAAATGCGGTGGATGCGAAGGCGAGTTGCCACCCGCCACCCAATAGATAGAACGGTAGCGCCACCAACGCGGCTACAAACGCCCCCGGAGCCAACATAAGGGCGAAAACGTAAGGCCCACCTATCAGACACCAAACAATAGAACGCCATGTCATAGTCTATATGCCTCTAGAAGCCCGTATAAAGCCCATAGAGAGGCATATAGGGCGATTGCTAGGTAACTATCCCGATTGTAGCTATGCACGCCCTATGCCCCTTAAAAACGTTTCTAGGAGTATAGAGACTGGAGCGGGCACAGACCGACCGCCTTGCTCATAGTATCGGATCGACCGTTCGGACAGTCCTATCTTGTAGGCAAGCTGTCCTTGCGTCAGCTTCAGCCTCTCGCGTGTCGCTTTAAATTCTTCACTTGTCATGCTTCATCCTTTAGCGCCTTTTCGGCGTCCTCAATCAATTCGATGGGCGGGTAGCGCAGATAGGACACATGGTCCTTTCCTATCACGCCAAGAAACTCCAGATATTCCATCAAGCGGTAAGCTAAGGTTTCCCCGGCCCGTTCGATGTATCGTTCGGGCAGTGCAAGTTCGTCATCTTCTTCGTCGTCATCATAGAAAGTCATTTGCTTTGTTCCTTTTCACGTTCTGCGCGGCGTTCCGCGAATGTCTTACCATCTGGTCCGCGCAGCGGCCATGCGCTGTCGGATGATACACGGTGGTTCCGGCCCATTGGCGCGGCTTGTTGTGGTTTAATCATTGGTCAGTTTCCCTTTGCTTTTGCAACTGCTGCCGACAATTGAGCCTTGGCATCTTCCCATTGGGTGAAGCTATCACCACCGCCTAGTTGCGCGGCCATTGCTTCACAAGCGGCCAACAGGTCGGGCGCGGCGGCGATTAGTTGCGCGTTGGCCTCATGGTGAGGGCCGACCACTTCGGCGCTGTTGGGCGCGCCCATGTCGATTATCGTTTTGTAACCTCTACGTGTTGTGGTCCAAGTCATGTTATGCTTCCCTTACTGTTTTAATGATTGCGTAGATTGATAGGGCCAAGACGCACCAAAAGAATGCGTTGATTGCTATATGCGCGGTCATGCTGTCAGTTCCTCTGCTTCCCATTCGGTCCAAAAGGTATCGCTCATGCCGTCAGCATAAAGCTCTTCGTATTCATCGGGGCTTATATGAAGGTGCAAGCAATCGTCGCTGCAATAGTAGGAACGGCCCCCGTCGATGACGTAGCCCTCATTCATGCCAGCGCCGCAAGCGGTGCAGGTGCGTGCGTATGTCATGCGCTCGCGCCTTGATTGTAACGGTCAAACGATATGCCATCAAAGAAAGGCACAATCGCGCCGCTCGGCAGATTGACGAACCATTTGCGCGCTTTTTGAAATACACTGTAACCGAGCGCGTATTGGTTGGCGGCTTGGTTCATCTTGCGCTTGGTGGTGACTGTTTCCCAACCGCCGCTATCCAGCGTGATTGTGTTGCCTACCTTTTCGACAATTGGCGTCGATACATACACGACCGTCAAACGGTCGCCGGTTATCATTACGTTAGTTTTGTATGAGCTAAGTTTATTCATGCTTGGCATTGTTATTACTCCCTCTAATTGGCACTAGCGCCATCCTCGCGGCGGATTGCTCCGCCGTCCGGTGGTGCTAGGCTAGTGTGCCGTTGGCGTTAAATTCATATTCGTTGGCTTCGATATCCTCGCGGATTGCTTCTTCACTGCCCCAATGGTCAATGTCGCGCTCGAACGCCTTAGCCCAGTCGTGCAAGGCGTCTGCGAAAACGTCACGCAATGAAGTGATAGAGGCCGGGTTGGCAATCGCTGCGCGGATTGCATCCAGCAAATCTTCATCGCCACAATATCCAGTAAAGGGGCAATCCTGCCCAGTCGCTAACTTAGCCCAGCCATTATTGACTAACCATTTCCATGCGCGAACGCCAGATAGGTCCGCGACATTCTCGTCCATGTCAAACGTCACGCCATTGCTGCGATAGCCAACTTCCCAGTTGCGGATTGTAAGCGGTGCAATCTTTGCGAAGGCATCCAAGCTATCGCGCCATTCGTCGGACCAAAAGAATTGGTCACCATCGCGCCAGTTGCTGATAACGCGCTGTTGCACGTCTGCGTCTAATTCGTCCAACTTGTAGACAGTAACTTCTAATACTCGCGCCATGTTACTTCCCCTCTTTATCGTTACGACTAGCAAATGCTAACCCGGCCAACATGCACACAACCCAAATGAATGCGAATGCATTGAACGGTATATACTGTGATAAATCAAAAGCCATTGTCATTCCCTCTTTGCTGTTGATGCACTATCAATAGGAACATTGTTCCGCTTAGTAAAGATATATAATTTTATTGATTGGTAAAAAATAGTAACCAATCAAATCACATTACAATGTGAATTGCCTTGCCCTATAATATAATAGAGCAGGAACAGGGTTCCGCTTTATGGTGGTGGATAGAGACCACCGCGTCTCGTTTCTTGTGCGCCTCCGACGCCATTTGGTCCAGCACTAATACACTGTTACAGTCTGAAACCCGCACAAATGCTAGGCTTTTTATATATAGGGGGGAGGGGGTGCTTTAAATTTGACCCCCCCCGGCCCGGCCTTGCGCGGGGGGCGTGTGCGTATAACTAAACAGACACCGAAATGTAGCCCCTACCCCCCTGTACCCTTGTATTTAACATAATGCCGTCCGAAAAATTTCTAACTTTTTGCTTGCCAAGTTGTAACAATAAATTGTAACAGTGATGCACAACAAGAAACGGGAGAAATACGTTGGCAGTTTTTGGATACACACGCGTCTCGACTGAAGACCAGATCGAGAACACATCGCTCGATGATCAAGCCCGCCAAATCCAAGGCATCGCGCTCACACATAATTTGGAACTAGAGCATATATACGAAGAGCGCGGCGTCTCTGGCGGTGTCCCACTGCTACGCCGAGAAGAAGGCTGTAAGCTGGCGTTCCTCCGGCCGGGCGATACTGTTATCGTATCGAAGCTAGACCGTATGTTCCGTGACGCACGGGACGCACTAAACGTGATTGCCGACTGGGAGACGGCGAACATTAATCTCATCATCAACGGCTACGGCAATGTGATGGACAAGGCCAACCCGAACGGACGCTTCATGCTAGAGATCATGGCCGTCTTCTCCGGGGAGGAGCGCCGCCGTATCAGAGAACGTGTCACCGCCGGTAAGAGAGCCAAGCGTTCGCAGGGCGGATATGTCGGTGGCAAAGTGCCATTTGGATTTAAGAAGTCAGGCACAGGCCGCAAGGCCAAGCTGCACCCAGAGCCAAACGCGCAGGACGCATTGATAACAATGAAAGCCGCACGCGTTAAAGGTCATAGCTACCGCGATATTGCTATTATCGTAGCAAAGCGTCATGGTATATCAGTTAGCCATCAAACAATCGCACGCGTAATAAGGGGAGATAAGAATGACGAAATCTGAACCAAACTTCTTTTTGGAGTTTCTGAAGAAGTACCGCGATGATCCCGTCGGGTTCGTGCGCGATATCCTGAGAACTAAGCCAGACCCGTGGCAGATCGAGTTTCTGAAAGCGATTAGTTCTGGTGAGCGCCGTATCTCCGTTCGCTCAGGCCACGGTGTCGGCAAATCGACAGCCGCAAGCTGGGCCATGCTGCATTACTTCCTGACGCGGTATCCGGTGAAGGTCGTTGTGACTGCGCCAACATCCGCACAGTTGTTCGATGCGATGTTCGCGGAACTGAAGCGATGGGTGAATGAACTGCCGGAAGTGCTGAAGGTTCTGATCGAAGTCAAGGCCGACCGTATTGAATTGAAAGCCGCATCGAGTGAAGCCTTTATCTCCGCCAGAACGAGCCGGGCGGAAACGCCCGAAGCCTTGCAGGGTATCCACGCCGACAACGTGCTGCTCGTCGCAGACGAAGCGTCCGGTATACCTGAAAGTGTGTATGAAGCGGCGTCCGGTTCTATGTCTGGCCACAATGCGACGACGCTTCTTCTCGGAAACCCTACGCGAAACACCGGATTATTCTACGACACGCACAACCGTTTGAAGGGTGAATGGAAAACCTTCCACGTTAGCTGCCTCGACAGCCCACGCGTATCCGATGCGTTCGTCCGAGAGATGCAGTTGCGATACGGTGAAGACAGCCCGGCCTACCATGTCCGTGTTCTCGGTAACTTCCCGCCGCGTGAAGAAGATACCGTCATCCCGGTCGAGTTGATTGACAGTGCCATGAACCGCGAGATCAAGATTGCCAAGAACACCAAGAGCGTATGGGGCTTAGACGTTGCGCGTATGGGTTCCGACGCAAGCGCACTCGCCAAGCGGCGCGGCCCGGTCGTTGAGGAGATACAGACTTGGAAAGGTCTGGACCTGATGCAGCTAACCGGCGCAGTCGTAGCCGAGTTCGAGGCGCTGACGCCATCGGAGCAGCCAGTCGAGATACTGGTCGATAGCATCGGGTTGGGGGCGGGTGTCCTTGACCGTCTGCGCGAACTGGGTCTGCCAGCGCGTGGGATTAACGTTGCGGAAAGCCCCGCGCTCAAAGGAACTTACGCCAACCTACGCGCCGAGTTGTGGTTCAAATGCAAAGGATGGCTGGCGAACCGTGACGTTAAAATCCCGAAGGACGAACAGTTGTTCGCCGAGTTGGCGTCACCGCGTTACACCTTTACCTCGTCGGGCAAGATGCAGGTGGAGAGTAAAGAGAGCATGAAGAAGCGCGGGCTTCCGTCACCCGACAAGGCGGATGCTTTATGCTTGTGCCTCGCCACCGATATATCAACCATCATGCACGGATATTCAATGGCCAACAAGTCAGGCGCACTGCGTAGAAATATTAAGGGGGTAGTTTGACATAAATAAAAGATGTGATATATTTGTTTTGCTCGGCAGGTTTTTTCTCTCTCCCTCTCCTGCCGGGCGTCTTGGGTGCTAAGGGGTGTGCGAGGCTGTGCCGCCGGTAATAGCGACTGAATGATATGCAACTCCCATCTCATTCGAAACGCCGCCACCCCGCTTTTTTGCTTTTCCACAAACTTTAGGTTATAGGCGTCCGTAGGGAGCGTACCCGTGGAAACGAAAACTTGTCCAAAATGTGGCGAAGAGAAGCCAACTGATGACTTCTATTTCCAGAGACGCGCCTGTAAGCCGTGCGTGCGCGAACACCAACGCCGCTTCAGAGACTCCCAGCCAGACTACAATCACGCCCGTAATCTCCAACGCCGGTACGGTCTTAGCGTCGATGAGTACCAAACACTCCTCGCCAACCAGAATTTTGCTTGCCCTATTTGCGAGGTAGAAATATCGAATACAATAGAGTATAAGGGAAAGCGACCAGATGCCGTTGATCACAACCACGAGACGGGTGATGTGCGCGGCATACTTTGTTCGATGTGTAATTTAATGCTAGGCCACGCGAGAGAAAATACCAGTATTCTTTATCGGGCCATCGTGTATTTGAGTGAGCGCGGCGCGTATGCGTCAAAGAAATAGGTTTTGGGTGCATGGTTGCGAAGCGTTTTCAAAATCCGAAGGGCGGGCTGAATGAAGCGGGACGTAGCCACTTCAAGAAGACCGAAGGGGCCAACTTGAAAGCGCCTGTTAAATCAGGGGATAATCCACGGAGGGCGTCATTCTTAGCGCGTATGGGCAATATGCCGGGGCCGGAGCGTAATGCGAAAGGCGAACCAACCCGCCTTCTCTTATCGCTGCAAGCGTGGGGTGCGTCATCTAAAGCAGACGCGAAGTCCAAAGCCAAAGCCATATCAACCCGAAACAAGGGGAAGTCAAAATGAAGAAACCTACTAAGGCCGACAAGAAAGTGGCCAAGGTCATGGGCGAGTATAAACGCGGCACATTGCACGCTGGCGTAAATCCTAAAGGCCCTGCAAAGGCTCCCTTGGCTAAATCGCGTAAACAGGCTATAGCTATCGCCCTGTCCGAAGCTGGCAAGTCAAAAAAGAAGTAAGGCTAAAATATGGCATATCGCAATAATCGTAAGCCGACTAAGGATCAGATGGCTAAGAACAACCGTATGTATCAGGATACGGGTGTTCCCAACGCCAACTCTGAAAACGACGACAGCGAAGATATGTCCGATGAAACTTCGATGGAACTTCCCGACGGTACGGAAGTTTCTATTGAAGAGCCAGAGATGGAAGACGAGCAGGTAGAAGACCCTGTATCCGAAGAAGAACTCCAGAACATTATCACCGCCGAGATTGACGACGCGCAGGACTACATCGACGATGTAATCTCGCCGGAGCGTGCGCTTGCGGGCCAGTACTATAAGGGCGAACCTTTCGGCAACGAAGAGGAAGGCCGGTCGCAGGCAATGTCTATGGATGTACGGGATACTGTACAGGCCATGATGCCGTCGATCATGAAAGTATTTTTCGCGGCGAACAACGTCGTCGAGTTTGCGCCGAACGGCCCAGAAGATATTGACAGTGCGCAGCAAGCGACGGATTACGTCAACTACTGCCTGACACGCGATAACAACCTATTTAATGAATGCTACTCCACATTCAAGGACGCGCTGATCCGTAAGAACGGTATCATGAAAGTTTGGTGGAATACCGAGAAGGATGTCACGACCCACTACTTCACGGGTCTGGACGAGGCTACCTTCTCGGTCCTTCAGGCCGATGAGAATATCGAAGTCAAGGACGTAGAGATTACCTACGGCCCGATGCCGATGGTCCCACCAGAAATGATGGGTATGCCGACCCCGCCCCCACCCGCGACATACGACTGCACTGTTGTTCGTACAGTTGAGAAGGGCCGTTTGTGCGTTCAGTCCGTACCGCCCGAAGAGTTCCTGATTGACCGCCGTGCGCGCTCTATCGAGACAGCCGAATTTGTAGCCCACCGTCGCTACGTTACCGTATCCGATCTTGTGAAGATGGGCTACGATTTCGATGAGGTCCAAGACCTTGGCTACGAAACGCTCGATGACTTTGAAGGCAACCAAGAAGCCTTTGACCGTAACCCGCAAGCGTTCGTTCAGATCACAGGCCGCACAGATACGACATCGCGCAAAGTCCTTTACATCGAGGGCTATGTGTATGTTGACATGGACGGCGACGGGATTGCGGAACTTTGCCGCGTCTGCGTTGCTGGCACGGCCAACAAGATACTTCACTACGAACCCTGCGACTTTATTCCGTTCGTAGACTTCTGCCCTGATCCAGAGCCGCACACATTCTTCGGTATGTCGATTGCCGACGTGACGATGGACATTCAGCTTATCAAGTCGAATATCCTGCGTAACACGCTGGACAGCTTGGCTCAGTCGATCCACCCACGCACGGGTGTTGTCGAAGGCCAAGTCAATCTTGAAGACGTGATGAACACCGAAGTCGGTGGCATCATCCGTATGCGCGCACCGGGCATGGTGCAGCCGTTCACGATGCCGTTCGTCGGGCAGCAAGCCTTCCCGATGTTGCAGTACATGGACGAACTGCGCGAGAACCGCACAGGTATTTCCAAGGCCGCGTCTGGCCTTGATGCGAATGCGCTTCAGTCTTCGACCCGCGCTGCTGTCGCGGCCACGATTACTGCTGCGGCGCAACATATCGAACTGATATGCCGTATATTCGCCGAGACGGGCATGAAAGGTCTGTTCCGCAAGTCGTTGCAGCTTATCGCCAAGAACCAAGACGCTCCGCGCATGGTGCGTCTGCGCAACACGTTCGTGCCGATTGACCCACGGGTGTGGGACGCAAGCATGGATGTCGTCGTCAACGTAGCTATCGGGACTGGTAGCAACGAAGAGAAGATGGCGTTCTTAGGCCAAGTCGCTGCCAAGCAAGAGATGCTGATGCAGATGGGCGCTCCGCTGGTGGACATGCAGGGCTACTATAACACGCTGGCCCAGATGATGGCGCTGGCTGGTTACAAAGACCCGACTGTATTCTTCAAAGACCCAGCCATGATGCCGCCTCCGCCACCGCCTGCGCCACCGCAGCCGACACCGGAAGAGATGCTGTCTCAGGTTCAGATGGAAGCAATTCGTGCGGACATCCAGAAGAAGGCGGCTGAACTTGAGTTGCAGCGTGAAGAGATGCTGCGCAAGGATGACCGTGAGCGCGACAAACTCGATGCCGATATGATGATTAAGGCAGCCGAGATTGAAGCCAAGTACGGCGCGCAAGTCAACACAGCCAACATCGAAGCGTTGATGCAGCGCGACCGTGAGTTGCTGCGCCAGCAGGGCGAGATGGATCGTGCGGCGGTGCAAGCTGCACAGGCCACGCAGAACGCACAGATGGCGCAGGCAGTTCAGCAAGCACAGATGCCAACCGAAATGCAACCTGAAATACCGCCGGAAGGTATGATGTAATGTATGAAGATTATTACATGCCACAGTTTGACGCGGACTATTTCAACAGCCCTGCGTTCCAACAGGACATTGCCGCTGCCATAGGGCAGTATTTCCCGCCTGTTGCTGAGCCTACCCCCACTTACGATTACCAAAGCACTACCGGCATCGCGGATATCCCTCCGTATATGGCGGAGGATTACGGCCTTATCGGAGCAATTACTAACGGGTTTACCGCGCCGCAAATATCTGCGGAGCAGTTGGCTGCCGAACAAGTAGCTGCACAACAAGCTGCCGCCGCAGAAGCCCAACGTGTTGCCGCAGCCCAAGAACTAGCTGCAAGAGCGCAAGCTGAAAGAGTTGCGGCGGAACAAGCCGCAGCCGCAGAAGCCGCCGCTCAAAGACAGCAAACCGAACTGAATGATATACGTGCGCAAGAAGCACGCGCTGCCGCTGAACGCGCCGCTCAAGAACGCGCTTTCGCGGAACAGGCTGCGGCTCAAGCTGCGGCACAGGCTCAAGCTGCGGCACAGGCTCAAGCTGCGGCACAGGCTCAAGCTGCGGCACAGGCTCAAGCTGCGGCACAGGCTCAAGCTGCGGCTGTTGCTCCAGCGCCAGAACCAGTTTACACACCAGCCGTGGAGCCTGCGACCGTTGAGGCCGCACCGTTGGCCGGACCTCTTGCCGCCCCTGTTGAAACCGCAGCACCGGTTGCTGCGCCTTTGGCGGGGCCTCTTGCAGCACCTGTCGAAACCGCAGCACCTGTCGAAACCGCAGCCCCTCTCGCGGCTCCGCTAACAATCGAAGAGCGAGAAGCGCGGCGGATTGCGGCGAACACGCCGCCTCGCGGAACATCTATTGTAGGCCCATACGCTGGTAAAAAAGGGCTTTCCTTTGGAGATGATAACACGTTCGATATCTACGACGAACAAGAGGTTCGCGTTGTGGACGGTAAAGGTAATGTTATCTTCAGCGGTGTTGGCGTTGAGGGCGCGAAGAGAGCGGTTGCCGTGGCCCAAAGCCTCAGTGATGACCTTGGGAAAAACGCTAACTTTAAAATACAAAAAGGCGAAAACACAATAGTCGATGGCAGCATTGGCCCAAACCGTTACATCGACGTTGCCTACGCAGCCCCGTCGCAAAGCGGCCTTGGTTTCTTAGCGGATTATGTCCTTCCATTTGCCGCAACATTCATTCCCGGTGTCGGCCCTGTTTTGGGTGCGGCTCTTGGCTCTGCCGCATCAAGCGGATTACAGGGCCGTAGTCTTGAAGATGCTTTGAAGCGGGCGGCTCTTGCGGCGGGGACGGCGGGCGTAGTAAGCGGAACCGGTCTAGATACGGCTATCGGCGGCGCGCTTAGCAACACTGGCGGGCAAGCTGCTGGACAGGTGGCCGGGCAAGTTGCTGGCCAAGCCGCTGGGAGCGCAGGCGACATCGTTGTATCAGGGGTGTCGCAGGCGTTACAGTCGGCGGGCGGCGCGCTCGGCCAAGCGGCTCTATCGGAAGCAGGCAACGCGGCTGCGCGTGCGCTAAGTGGCTACAAGACGCCAGCCGAGCAGTTTGCGCAACAGCCGCTG